AGGTGTTGCCGGTGGTGGCTGTGGTTGCTGGGTCCTCGAATTGGGCGGCGAGGTCGACCGTCGACATGGGAGCTCTATTTTCGAGTCGAAAACGAACAGCGACCCTCGACCGAGGGAGGATCGAGGGCCACTGAGGTTCCCCGTAATATATGTGGGGGGAGCTATATGGGGGGCGCTATACCTGCACCAGCAGTTGTGCTGCTTTTGTGGTGAGGGGCATCTGACCGAACACTAGTTGGTCCACATGTTTGCCTTCAGTGGAGCGTCCTTTACCTTTCTGTACATGCTGCTCGTAGCCTTGAATTGCCATCAACGCTCCCCACTTAGTTTCGCGGATGAAGCCATCGAGGTCTTCGCCACGGTACCTGTCGGTGATCGCCTTCAAACGGTTATCCCACTGCGACACTACCTTGGTGTTGTCCTCGTTTTCTTCGGGCCGTTCAGGTAGCAAGTCCTTGGTCATGTCCATGAACTGCCCCTCGGTGTAGCTCGTGTCAATCCACCGTTCTACTTCTTTATTGATCTCTTGCTGGAGTTCGAGATTGGCGTAGAAGGTTCCGATAGCGGCGTCCAAGTATTCTTGGGCGTTGCGGGTGTGGCGGATAGTCCAGGTGGCTGTGTCGTTGTTCAGAATGTAGGCGGCGAACGTGTTCGCACACACTACGACTCCGAGCGTGGGTCGGGCCGACAGTGATACCGATGAATCCTGAGCATCTGCGAGCGTGAAGTACCGATTGATTTTCGAGTAGTTCTCGATGTCGATAGGTTCACCCACTTGCAGGGTGACGTAGCCCTTGCGGCCATGCTGCAGGGTGCCTTTAGATTCGACACCGGTGGCGAATCCTCGCTCCAACAAACTTTCGACTACCTCATCCATCATCTGATATTGGGTGAGGGCTCGCTGTTCGGTGATCCCTATGTTGAGTGGGTAGCCGTTGTCTGAGCGTCGTATCCATTGTGTCTGGGTGACGCCTTCGAACTTGGATACCGGTATGAACTCTTGTGGGTCTTGGGGCATCCCGTTTATTGTGTTGACATTCAACGGGTGAGACCGAAGGGCGACTCGTGTCGAAATCATTTCGGGACCCAACGCACCGCTCTGGGTTCGTAGGGCACTGGCATGATATTTTTCGTCGGTGAGTAGTTGTTGCCATTGAATCCAGGTCGGGTTGTGGACGTACAGTTCGCCTCGCTCGGCGTAGAAAGGCCACGGGTGGTTGAGGTAGTCGTCGTTGTCGAGTAGCTCGCCGTGAACGTACCCTTTCTTGTGCCATGCCGTTGTGGCATATACGGCTAGGTCGTCTTCGTAAATATCTGCAGACATCAGTTTGCCTCCTGGTTGTTTAGTAGCTCGTTGTTGAGTAACTCAAAGTGACGGTCGAGTGCGTCGATGAACATTGACGCGTCGTCGTAGGACAACGTTTCGTAGGCCACTTTGATAATTGCAGCGGTGACGCCTTCGACAGCGAGGTCGATTACGTCACCACTAACTGTGAATGTTTCGGTCATCAGTTCTCCTGACCTAGTAACAGTGAGCCTCCCTGGCCCACAAGTAGGAGCCTACCTAAATGGGACAAAGACGGCAAGTATTAATGCCCACAACTTCGAAGGATCAGGCGGGAGTCTTCGCCTGGGCATTCGTGACAACCGTTGTCGTTGTCTTCGACGCCTGGGCGTTAGCGGCGAACCGGCAAACAATGTCGGCGGCGTTCCTGAATGCGGCACGCAAACCAGGGTTCCGTGAGATGCTAGTTGTTGTATGGGGGGCGCTTACTTGGCATCTGTTTGGGGGGCGCCCTGACCCATTACGGAAGCTGGTGGGATAGTCGTGTAGAGTGGTCTCAAAGAGGAGGCCATGATGCCTGAAACAGAAGTAACAAAGGTGTGTCCCTGTCACCTATTGAGGGACTGCCCAACTAAATGGATGGGGGGTGGCGATGAGCGGTACACCATTCGTATCACCCTTGAGGACGGCAAAAGGTGCTGGGTTACGCCTGACGGTATGGCCCATTACACCCTCGCTGATGCCCGCGCTCGAGTAGCAGCTTTACCCGACCGGTATTTTCCTGAGCGTGACCTTGGTGGAGAAGGGTGACCTCGAAAGCGAAGGGTCGCAAGCCAAGCTACCTGCCGATATGTGATGGGGAGTGCGACGGTTACAGAAAGAATCGTTGCGTGCAATGCTCTTCCTATCATCGACGTATCGGTGCTGGTGGTAGCGCCTCCCGTGGCGTCAACATTAAAGAAGAACCGGCGCTGTCTCAGGTTGATGTGATCCGAGCGAACCCGCACCTCGAGTGGACCGACAATCAGAAGCGGCGTGCGGGGCTCCTCGTATGACATCCGATCGCTGGCCGCCAGAAGGTGAAGCAGACGCAATACTTTTAGCTCTATGTGACGACGTGCATGACGGGATTCACATGATGCGACACATGAGCGAGTTCTTCGCTGACAAAGCTGACGATTGGGAAGAGGCGTTAGCGGCTGTCATCTTGGCGGGGGTTGTTACGGTCTCGAAACGCGAAGACCTCCCCGACAACGTGGTGCCTCTGTTCCCTCCCGACGAATGAGTTGGGTAGCTATCTGGCTACTTATCGATATCGCTGGGGTGAACGCCTCAAGCCCTGACCACCTCGACATTGTTGAGGCTGCCAGTTCCTACGACTGGCCGGTGGTTGAGGCATTGAGCGTCGCGTGGTGTGAGAGCCAGTTCAACCGGCGCGCCTTCAATGGTTTTGACTCAGGTGCATGGCAAGTCAACGAAACATGGTGGGGGGCAAAGATTTTTGGGGGGGAGATGTGGGGGGCTCGTTTTCAGGTCCACACAAATGCGGCGATGGCGTACCACATATGGGGGGCTGGGGGCCGTTCTTTTCGCTGGTGGTCTTGTGGGTCCCACACACGCCGTTGATCGTTCACTATAATGGCGCGATAGCGCGATAGCGCGAGCCGCCCCGAAGGGGCGCGAGCAGATAGCGCGAAGGGAGACAGTATGAGAGCATCAGCAACATGCCATGACTGCGGACGCACTGAATCGATTAGCGTTTGGAAGCAGGACTGGGACAAATATATTGGAGGCGAGCTTCTTCAGAACGTGTGGGGCTACTTCGATCCCGACCAGCGAGAGATCTTGCGGGGAGCCCGAGCAGGCTATTACTTCTGCCCACCATGCTTTGATGTTATCCACAGCCTCGACCACTCTGAGTGACTGTCCTACCTGGGTGTCATACTGGGTGAATGAAACCTAAACAACCCAAACATGAACACAAATTTCGGCAAAGTTTCCTGAACCAATGGTTCCTCTGCCCTGAGTCCGCTCGACGCAAACACCTGGGCTTGACACCACCCGAGTCGAACAACATCAACCTTGTGCGAGGCAACTCGGTTCACGGCGCACTCGAATGGTTCGGCAACGAATGGATCGAAACCGGCAAGCAACCCAAACTCGAGGAGCTCCTCGAGCGAGGGTGCAACGAGTTCTACCTCTTCGCCTCCGAAGGCGACCCCTTCTGGGAACAACATGACCCCGACAAGGTGCGGGGTGCGGTGGGGGGCAACCTGCGAGTTTGGTATGGGGAGGTGCTCCCCGAGCTTGAACGCCCCGAGTATGTGGAACTTTTCTTTGATCGGGTGCTGTGGGAGGACAACGACCGCATCATCCGTCTGTCAGGAACATGTGACTGGGTGCAGAACGGCTGGCTCGTTGACTGGAAGAACCCGTCGAGAGTTCCCCGCCCGCAAGATATGTGGCAAACGAAACGCTCGAACCTGCAATCCCATGTTTACACGTGGGCGTTAGATACACCCAGGTTTTCTTTATGTCACCTCTCCTCGAAAGGCACTGACGACACCTACGACCCTGTGGCCGATGTGGGGTGGACCCACATGGTGCGGGGCTCCCAAGACCACGACGCCCTCATCGACCTGTGCCTATCAGTGGCCGTTCAGATCGAAGCGAACCTACCATCCGCGGTAAAGCAGTGGGATTCGTGGTACTGTTCACCTAAGTGGTGCGGAGCGTGGGATACTTGCCGCGGTAAGTTCCTAGGTGACAACCCATTCTAGTCAGCCATCCGCAAACGAATAGGAGTAAGCATGGCTAGCGATTACAACCCCGCAACGGGGATCATCCAAACGTCCGCTCATGTGGCGGCACGTATCCACGCAGGTTCAGGTGATTATGACGCTTGGGCTTCCACATTCGAGACAGTGCTTGCTGCTCTCATTGAGGAGGTCGAAGATGTCGACACCAAAAGCGCTGCGTCTACTTCGGGAAGCGTTCCCAGGTCTAGTGGTAACGCAACTCCGACGTTAGCTTCTCCCCCTTCGGGGAACGGAGATGGGCTTCTCAGCAATGACATCAAGCAGAACATGTGGGACTACCTTTGGTTGAACCCGAAATCTGCGTTCGATAACTACGGTGACAGCCGAGCGAAATCTGGTGGTGGAAGAGGACCAGACTTCAAGTTCCGCAATGACTGTGGTGAATCAAGCCTGAAAGGTGAGGGACTGTGGGCAGATACTATGCCGTCCGCTTTCCGCACCCATGAAGGCACTGTTGAGTTCCCGTCAACAAGCAAAGCTCTTGATGCTTTGCGGGAGCGTATCAACGGATGAACGATGGGCCGGTACTGTTGGAAGCCTCCCTGCTTGAGCAGCGTATAGAAGAGCGACTCAAGAACGTTTCTGTTCAATCTCCAGGCAACGAAACGTCTTCCACGGTACCGGCTCTTTCATCTGAACTTATTGAACCAACCTCAACAGCGATCGACGGTTGGCTCGACTACTCGGAGAACCCGCAGTCACGGTGGATGACAGGGTTCCAACGACTCGACGTTCTCACCCGTGGTTTGGGGCGCGGCGAAATGATGCTCTGTGTGGGGCGCACCCACTCAGGAAAATCGCAGTTCCTTTACCAGTCCATCGTCAACACAGTCATCAACCACGACAACGCACGCATCCTAATTTTCTCTCCCGATGAGCCCAGAGAGCTTGTCGTAGCAAAAATTTATTCACTCATGTTTGGTGTCAACGGAGCCGAGGTTGAGCATTCCCTCCGCAATGGAGACCCCGAAGTAAAAAACCATTTACAAGAACTAGGGGAACCAGGAAACCTGTTCGACAGACTCATCATCCACGACGGTTCCCCCAGTTTCCGCATCATGCACGATGTGATGTTCGAAGCCGAAGACTACTGGCAGATGCCCACCACTATGGCAATGGTCGACTACCTGGAACTGTTGGTCCCCGATGCGAAAGAATCAGGCAGCCAAGCTGTCATCCGTCTGGCGCAAGCCTGCAAACGATGGTGCAAAGAAGCCGATTTGCCCCTTGCTGTGGTTCACCAGTCAGGCAGATCCAACGAACGAGGCACCTCGGGAGGTATCTCTGTCGCTCGATACGGTGGTGAACAAGAATCGCATCAAGTGATCGAGGTGTACCGGCAGCGGGATCGACGAAATTTGACTGCCGGTTTGACAGCATTCCACCGCAACTCCATAAACGTTAATCTGGTTAAAAACAAGCGTCCACCTAACAGGCTTGAAGATCTTCTCTACTACATCGACGAGGACTGTGGATCTATTTCTGAGTACACCACAGACCGAGAACCCGCTTATGAGTTCTGAGGACGAATACTTTGAGAAGTTGGAGTGGATGGCTCAAGGGGTGGAACGAGGATGGGCTGACCCTGCGGTGTGCTCCACGCATGACACCTGGCTAACTGACAAAGAGTTTGACCTGTTCGACGAGGGAGCCGACCCGTGCGTTCTCGTTATGAGGGTGTATGACTGACGCAGATCTCGTTGGCAAGTTCGCTGCCCTTCACCAGGGCGGCGCAATAGCTGACGTTGGGGATGGACAGGTGCGTCCCCGCAAAGACGCTGCAGGGAGCTCTACGGGGTCCACAGGAGCGGCATGGTTCATTAACGTGGAGGCGCACCTTTTCGGAGAGGAACCCATCGGCGTGTACCCGCTGGTTGGGGACCCGCCCACCCAAGTGTGGTTCGGGGCGATCGACTGGGACATCGGTGACGAAGACTCCCTGGTTCACGCATACAACGTCGAGCAGGCACTCGCATACCTCGACATCAACTCGTTCGTAGAGATGTCCCGCTCTAAAGGCGTTCACCTGTGGGTCTATGTTGAAGAAGCTGTTGACGCTTCCCTCATGCGGAACGCTTTAACAGCGATCTGCGATATTGCTGACGCCCCCACCACAGAGGTGTTCCCTAAACAAGTTTCTCTCGAAGGGAAAACGTTTGGGAACTGTATCCGTTTACCGTACCCGAAGGTGCGGGCCACAGGACGGCAAGGGGTGCGGAAGGGCTCGTGGTCTCTTTCCCTGGAAGATTTCGTTGAAGCAGCACACTCGAGTAGAACCACAGCAGAGCACTTAAAGAAAGTCTGCCTGTTAAGTAAGCCGAAACCGAAACCGGCACCGCTGCGTCAACGACGGGTCGGGTTTCGAAGAGAACATCCTCAATGGTTGAGCGACATGCTTCAATACGGGCCGTCGCGTAGACGGGAAACGCGGGACCGTTCGGGGGCGCTTTGGACAATCGCTGTCGGATTGGCATTCGCTGGGCATGAGCCAAGCGAAATGCGAACTGTTCTCGTCGACTGGGATTTACAGTGGGGGGAAAAGTATTCGAATCGCAACGACGGCGAGATACAATACGATGTGCTGGTTTCGAAAGCGCTCACACATGCAGAAACAGAACAACAAAAGTTCAAACTCAGATTTAAGGGCGGCGGAGGCTGTGGAACTTGAGTCAAGCCACTTCGTTCACATCGGCTCACGCCCTCGCCCCAAAGGCAGACCACGCGTCACAAAAAACGGGACATTCACCCCGAAAGAAACAATAGAAGCAGAGAAATGTATACGGGATGCGTGGGAAGCCTCAGGTAACCCCACTTTCGACGGGCCAGTCACACTGACCGTCGTGTACACCAAAGAAAGCACCTCCGTGTGGGTAGCTCCACTCACTTTAGAAACCAAAAACTGGGGCGGCGACCTCGACAACCTCCTCAAACTCACCCTCGACGGCCTCCAAGGTGAAGGTGGCGCCTTCCTAAACGACTCCCAGGTGCGGAGAGTGGACGTAATCAAGCTATGAACAACACTCTCGTAGATCGCTTTAACGGAACGTGGGGCGATATTGCTGAAGGCGAGTTCGAGAAACAGTTCCCGACAGCGCTCCGATACGGGTTAAACAAACCACCATTGAACTGGGGAGTGGAGAAACTTCCCCTAATGCTTCGCTACACACCCGACTATCTGCTTCCGAACAGTCTGATCGAAGTGCAAGGTTTCGGAAAGAACGGTTTGAAAGTCAAGTTTGAGAAACTACGGGCGCTCGACTTGTGGGACCAACAGCTACCTGTCTATTTCTGGTTGTGGAGTTCCGCTCGTCAAGACAGTTTGTGGCTTCCGTTAGATGGAATGTGGGAACTGCTCGACCGTAGCCTCGTCACGTTGGACTCATACAACGACACGCGGCGCGGTAAAGCATACGTGAAGATACGCCCTGGGGATTTACCTTGGGAGTCAGCGAGTGGGCCAATCTAAATGGTCTAGGCGAATATCGCTTCGAGATCCGTTGGACGGATGGTGGATGCCACCTGACGAAAGAATGGAATGGACCACAGATGAAGAACTCGAGGAAGCTGTCGCTCGAGCCGTAGCGTTCTGCTGCGAAGATCCCGTAGATCTCGCTGTAGTCGAATCAATTTTTATAGCGAACCTGTCTCTACGTCGAGCACAAGCAGTAACAGGTATCCCCAAAACGACGATCGCTAGACGCCGAGATGTCCTCAAAACACGGTTGAGTAGAACCCTTGGGGAAGAACCCAGTGTGCAACGTCGACTCTTTAGAGAAGCGGACCCTCAGAAGCCTTATCCATAAAGTCCATGAAATGGCCGAGCCATCCAGCGACAAACGAACCGGCAACCATGTTGCCGTCCTGGGCGTCCTGCCACGCACACACAAGGTCACTGAGCTCATCAGGAGTGAACACAATCAGAACCCCAAGTTCCTCCTCGGGAGCTCCTTCATGTTTCACCCATTTAGCGTGTGTGCCGTCAGCGATCTCGAACACGGAAAAGTTTTTCCGAAATTCCTCTTCGATTTCTTGTTCAACGATGCTTCCACCGTCATCCATCCAAGAAATCCATTGCTGTTCAAGATCGGGTTCGGTCACAGCGTTACCGTCCGATTCGCGCCTTTGCGAGCGATTTGACTGCCGCAATCCCTGCTGCAGCAGCCGCTGTCCCCGCTGCTTTGAGGCTTGACACATCAGTAACAACAAGAATTGCAAGCCCAGCCTCAACGGCTGTCCAGACTGTTCGTTCAAACCAATCGCCCCAATCGAACCCGTCAGCAGATTCTGTCATTTTTTTCTCCTAGATTTTTTTGCGTTGCTATGTGCGATAGCCGCAGCCTGATCCCGCGAATATCCTTCGGAAATTAGTTTCCCTATATTATGGGAGATGGTGTCCCTCGAGGAACCCCGCTTCAACGGCATCGTAACCCCTTAATAGCGTGAACGTTTAGGTTTACGACTCGGCGGTTTAGGTCGCTGAGGCCGTGAAGGTCGTCTAAGTTTTTTGGGTTTTATCATTTGCCGTACGGACGGCCACCATGCGCTTGATTTCCAAGTGCAGTGGATCGGAGCCAAGCTGCATCACCTTTAGCTTTAGCAGCCATGTCAGCATTGTTGTCAACCGACGACGAGTTGTAGAAGTAGTCGTCGGCGTCACCGAAGGTCTCTCCGAATTGTCCATACCCTTTATCTTTGGGCATATTTCCATCTCCTTATTGAAGGAATAAAGCGTGAAAAGTTCTCACCCCGCACACACCATCGGGCTTCAAATAGCCCTGCGATCTTTGAAACTGCTTCAACGCAGCCGTAGTTTTGCGTCCCCAAATGCCATCAACCGGCCCAGGCTCATATCCGCGTTCCGCTAACCGTTCCTGCACCACTCGGACAGGTTCACCGCGGGAACGTCGCCGTCGAGACAACGGGCGCCGTGCAATCTGGGCTCTAATGCTTTCCAAATAAACGGCGGCTCGAGCTACCGTTTCTTGTTCTATGGGTCCACTCACTGGCATTCCTTGCTGTAGCCATGAAGTCAGAAACGATCCAGGGCACGATGTGGACCCCAGTTTAGAATGAGGTTTGATCCACAGGTGACTGCCATATCGGGATTGGATCTCTTCAACTTTGGCTCGAATTAGGCGCAGGGAACTTTCAGGCACTTCCGTAGAACCCCAACCAGCATAACAGATGCTTTCCGTTCGAGAGTTCCATCCTCGAGTGGCCCCTGAAATTACTCCTGCGCCACGGCCCTCGTAAAGAACTCCGTCTGAAACAAGCCAGTTGTAGGCGATTCCCTTCCACCCTCTGGTTTTCATGTGGAATCGTTCGTAGGCTCGGACTGCGTTCTCTCCTGAAGGACCGTTTTTCACACCGCTGTGATGCAAAACGACACCAACAACCCTAGATGGGCGAAGCCTAGAGAAAGGCTTAGAGGGTGGCGTAGCGCCCCATTCGGTGCGAGAAACATACTTCACTACACAAAGTCCTGGTGTGTCCCGTTAAAGGGTGCGGCCTTCAATGTCACGTTTGTCTCGCATATCGTTCGAATGCCCTACTTGGTCTTTAATCATCTGATTTCTGCGTTCAGCAGAGTCGTTGACACGAACCCCTAGACCTAACAGGTACGAAAGCCAAGTAGTGAAGTAGCGACGCTGTTTCGCTTTCTCGTTCGGAAATTGGCGTCGAGCGCGACCAAGAATAGGGGAGAACTGGTCGACCAAATAAATGTCGTGGTCACGCATCTTCCACTCACCTCGCCTATTCTTTTTGGCTTTACCTGCCCCCTCCAAAACGTTTAGCAACCCAGGAATTTTCGACATGTACGTTGGCACTTGCTGGTATCTGCCACTGAACGGAATATCGGCAAAGAACTGTTTCTTCGACCAGATCTCTATAGGTGTTTTGACCCACGGAAACAATGACCCTGTGACTTCTCTCACAGGCGAAGTGGGCTCTTTAGTGAACTGAAACAGTTGACGGAACGGTGTGTCAGGTACCGCATATATTCTGCCGCCACCCAAACCGCCTGTCTTCCACGGTAACGCCATCCCCATGAGTTCCGCATAGTAGTCGGGGACAACTCGGTCATCTTCTTCACCAAGTTCCAAAGCCGCTTTCGCTCGAAGGAACCCTGTCCATGCTTGCGGTTTCTGGCCGAGAGATTCGATGAGGACAGGGATAATGTTTTTTTGCCACGTGTAGAAAGGAACGACAGCTTTAATGCCGCGTTCTATGTTCGTGAGATCCTGGTAGTCGAAATGGTATTTGTTGATGGCTCGCATAGCGTCTTCAGCGTTGCCACCTTTCTTCATAATGTCGAACCCTAAAGCGGAACGAAGAACAAATTCTGCTCGCTCGTTCTGTAAACGGACAGCAGAAAACGGTTTGAAATCCGCAGACCACGGCTTCCAGCTTCCCGCTATAAGCCCTTCCGTGAATCCGTATCGGTGACTTCGTTGCAAAGGCATGAGGGCATCGGTAACGGCGCTCTGCACTTCCGACCATGCTTGACCAGAACCAACTACACCGCTTTCAAGAAGTTCAGCGAATACACCCCAATCGTCTGCGGTGGCTTTGCGGTTAATGCCGAACAAGTTTTGTAATCGCACAGTTTTTCCTTCGTTAGCGAGAAGTCGCGCACCGTAAACAACGTCACCGCTACCTCTTTTGTGCGCCATTTGAGCCATAGCACCAACTCGACTGTGGGTCCCCATTTCTACGCCAGCGACCAAACTGTTCACCATTGCGCCACCCATCAGGTTTCGCATAATGAAACCAGGAGATGCTACTGCTTGAGCTTTCCACCAGTTAGCGACTTTCAAATAGATAGCGAATGCTTGGTTAAGTTTCTTCGGATCGGCAAGCCCTGCCCCCGCCTGGACTGCTTCCTCAAACAATCTCCAACCGTCATCGCTCATGCCTCCCATCCAGTAACTGGGGCCGCCAGGGCCGCCACCTCTTCCACCTGGAACGAGGGAAGGTCTCATTTGTTGATAGGTTCTCAAAAAGTTGTTGGTTGCTTCTCCGTACATGTCAGCGAATGCTGTACCTAGCACACGGTTACTCATTACTGCCCGAATAGCTTCTTCTTGTGTGGCTGCGGCACTTATCTGGTCAACAACGTTTGGTGATTTCGCTAACCGCTGTAGATCTAAGCTGAGGTCACTGATTTGTTGTTGCGCTTCCTGGTTTTTGAGCATCGTCATCATCCACAAATCTTCGACCTCGCCGGTCGTGCGGCCACGGGCGTAATCTCCTTCAAGTTCGCTCGCTACCTGTTTCGTCTTAGCAGCCGCTTCTCCAGCTTGCTCGACCTGAAGTTTTGTGTTCTCAATTTGGGCTGTAATGTTGTCCAATATGTTTTGCAGCGCTATCCGTTCCCGTGTAACCATCCCTGTGGGGGCAAGGTGACTTGGAGTTAACCCGAACTGGCCGATAGTCGCAGCTTCCTTACGGGCTTTAGCCGCTGCCACTATCTCTTTTTGAAGAAGTTTGGGCTCAAGACCGCCCCCCATGCCCGCTACCTTACGTCCCTCTTTACTGAGAGGGGTATCTACGCTGGCAAGAAGCTGGGACCTAGTGAGATTCTTCTGTTCAGGAATACCAAGTATCTTGTTTGCGGGAACACGTTTGGGGAAGATTTCTTCCGCTATCTCAGCATCTTTAATAGCTGCCCGTATCGACGCCAAGAACGGCTCATACCTTTGTTCGAGTTCTCTGACAGCCTCCAGACGAGTTTGTTCCGCTCGCCACGCCCCGAGCATATCTTCGGACTCTGCCATAGCGAACTCGGAGGTTTTGTAGGCAGCCCATCCTTCCTCGGTAACACTCTGTGGGCTTTCTAAAACAAATTTGGAGCCAACGATTTCATCCAACGCTCTAAGAACAGCCACATTTTTGGCGTACGTTCTGTGCTGCGGATTCCCAAGCAGCCCTTCCTCACCCTCAGGAAGCGCTTCCTCCACATTTTTTTCCACAACTTTGGGGTCCACATCATCGCCCAGTCGTGACGGAGAATACCCCCAACGGTTCTTCACTGGAGGTCTCCTTGGCCCTACATCTTTTGGAAGTTCCAGCGCTTGGCGCCCAGGAGTCTCACCAAGCAACGCTCCACCAGTAGCCCTAGTTCCTTCAGGCGGCTGCCAAGGGAAACCTCGTCCTTCTCTCTTGAGTTGAGGCTCGTCAGACATCTGGTAGCCTCTGTCACGCCAGAACTGGCGGTACTGGTTGCCGCCCGCAACTCTCTCTGGATCTGGCAGCGTTTTCCAGATCTCCGATCTGATATCGGCTTTCAATTTGGTATCAAAAGCGATGAGCTCTTCCACTTCATCTAGCAGACCACTCCACCTGGGATCATTCCGTAAGGAAGAGTCATCGAAACCTCTACTGAGGTTGAATCCCTCTACCCCATCCAATTTCCATCGATCAAGCGGAGTTCTATACCCCAACTCGACCCACTGCATTTTGAAAGCTGGGTCGGTCATCAAATAATCGACAATCTCTTGAGCTTCGTCACCGTACCGTGCCAGTGATACCTCCATCTTCAATGCGGCTTCCACGCCCGCAGCCAAGCCTTCTTTCTCAGCAATTATTGCCCCAAAGTCGCCAACTAATGCTCGAAGCAGAGGACCTCTGAGTCGAGTGATACTAGTTTTCTGATTGAAGGCATTAAAGGGTTGTAATGCGGCAGCCAGTCTAGATCCTTTGCGGGAGCCTTCTTCTCCCACAAACAGCACGTCGAAACCTACTGGAGACCCAGGTCTCGCAAAGACCTCTTCCATAATGCCTTTAGGGCTCGTGGCAGTAACCTCGTAACCTAAC